GCCTGGATAATCAAGATTTAATCCGTTATTTGATATACGAACATGTTCGCTTTGTTTATTAACTGTCAATGACCACGTTTTACTATGGCGAGAGGAAAGAACGACCTAATTTTAAGAGACAGACTGCAATTTACTTTGGATAATGCCGGAAGTTTAGATGTAGTTTATGGAAGAGTGGATTTAAGCGATTATGTAAGTGTAGTTAATAATCAAGGATTATCAATAAAAGAAATGAGGATACAAATTAGAAACCCAAATATACCAAAAACTGGTGTTTTTAATATGAACTTAGTCGGTAATAATTTTACAGAAGGAAATGTCAACCTTGCTACTCTAAAGGTTATAGGAACGACAACCGCATATGAAAACGCCGTTGATACTGGAATTGGTTCGCCGAACTTGTTCTTTAATGCTGAATACACAACCTTTACTTCAAAGCCTACTGGTTTTGATACTCCAGTTTCAACCCAAGTTGAATACTACGAGCTAGGCACACCAGACCTTCATCCAGAAGGTTATGTTGTTGTGTCTGATGTATTAGTAGGAATCTCGGCATATTCATGTGAATCTTACGCTGATACAACATTAGAACTTGATATCATGCTTATTGCCGAACCTGTTAAAGTCACAAAAGACGAACTCAAAGAAATGCTTGCTCAAGCGACAGACCTTTGAGGTGGTCTAATTGCCACGTTCAAAAACTGAAGCGGCCGAATCTAAATTAAAGACGGCTACCGGTCTTGCTGGATTAGGTGGAGGAATTGGATCTGTATTTGGCCCTATAGGTGGCGCAATTGGTGCGGGCTTGGGTGGAGTGACTGGTTTAATTATTGGTGATGACACTACAGTTTTCCCAATTGATATGGTCGCCATTCCAGCATACCAGGCATATTTGTTGCAAGGTTCGCCTAACTTTAGTGTTTACATTAAAGCAGGTGAAACTCTTGTTCCTACTGGGGGTAACGTGGCGGACATGTCCGAAAACATGGATATTGAAGCCGTAAGTCAAAGCATAGACGCTCCTAAGAAAAGAAAGCGTTCTAAATGGAATATTTACACATCTAAGAAAAAGAATCAAATTCGCTTTAAGTCCGGTAAAAATAAAGGTTTATTAAATCTTAAGGCTATGGCTAAAGCATATCGTAAAGGGAGGAAGAAATAATGTCAATTCATGAAATAAGAGAATCCATCGAACTACAAGAAATTACACTCGATGGTAGGGGTTTTGGAATTGTCCAAAAGATGATTAATCTTAAAGAAAATATGTCTCATAAGATGCTTCAATGTGATGCTTTCTTTGACAATCCAATACCGGCGTTTACTGGTGATGGATATATCATGGAGTTATTAGTCACCCCTACACCGGTAATATACACGGATATGAATATATTTCAATATGGCAATCGTGCTCCTTCGGCTAGTGTTGAAAATGTGTTGTATAAAGAATTGTTTTCAAACTTTTCAACGGTTGACAAAAGAGTATTCCCAAATAGATTTATTAGCGCACGACCCACTTTTACTTGGTATATGCCTAAATTATACATTACAATAATGATTCATGGGGAGGCAAATATGGAATTAAAAGACTTAGCGCTAAGTGTTTATTGTGCGGTCGAATCCAAAAAAGCATCATTAGTGACATATGGAATGGGTGTTATCCGTGAAGACCATATTGCACAAGTAGCGTCAATTATGTCTAATGGGCGAATGATTGAACCTTCAAGAAATGTAGGGCAATCGTTCCCAATGTGGAAATATGGCGGAGTTAGACCTGAACTAATGATATCAGGTTCAAATTTGGCAGCATGGTTTAATCGAACAGATTCTCAAGAGCCGGGCGAAACAAACACAACTGCAAGATTGAGAAGAATGGCTAAAGAAGCAAGACAAATGCAGCCAAATTTAGATGCTTTTGGAACTGCTATTACTCCTGACGGGCCGATTCCATCTTGGGTTCGAATTGATTTACCAAAAGGAATTGAAGCGGGTCCTGTTAGAGACCAATGGCCACCAATAAAACACGCCGATAATGGAAATGTTTTAACGCTGTGATACTATGACGACGCATGAAGTTTTGATTAAAATTCTAAAAGAACTTAGGGAGTTGAAAAAATTACTCAAGCAATAGCACCTATTGACCAAGAGCAAAATAATAAAATTGCTTGGTGCGAAAAATTACTTTACGCCCTGGTAATTTTACAATTTCCACAAATCGCCACGTTATTATAGCCAATAATCATTGAAGTTGGTTTGTTCAAGAATTGCTACTAACAAACCATGTGATAATTGGATCGGAATTTTCGCTTTATGATTTGAGCGAAGTTTCGACCATCTCTTATCCTTACTTGCTTTCGATGGTAATTCATTTTTAATTATAATCTCGGGATAAGTTCCCCATAAAACAAACGGGCCAATTATTTGGCGGGGGATGCCTAGCTTGGGTTTGAAATATCTAATAGAACCGACCACGTTCTCAATCACCCAATACTTAGGTTTGATAATATCAATAATTTCTAGTGTTATTTCAAGCAACTCTAAACTTGGTTCATAATCGTCAGGACATGAAAGTGGATTATCTCTAAGCCATTGAGATTTAGGGGCGTTGTATGCGTTGCTAAATTCTAAGCATGGTGGACTTGCCATAATCACATCAACATCCATCAAAGGTTCGCCACGTTCTTTAGCATTCAATAATTCATCTCTAAATTCTTTGACGCATATCAAATGAGTTCTTTTTACATCTTTTAGAAGTGGATTGTTTTCAATTCTCAAAACTTCATGCCCTGCAGCAAGAAAAGATTCAGACCAACCACCGAAGCCACTAAACAAATCAAGAACTCTCATTAATTCTCATCCTCGCATAACATAGCAATCATATTTTGTAATTTTTTAATTTGGTCAAATTGGTTTAAATTATCATGACACATTTGAATACATCTTCTAATTGTTGCACTCATAGTTTCATCTTTACCCATCAGCACTTGAAGTTGATTCCAAGTCGCATCGCTCATATACATAGTGTGTTGTCTTCCCATATTTACCCTGTATAGGTAGGGATATATAAATTTATTTTTAGAACCGGGCAAAAAATTTTGTTTTTGCTCGCTTCGCTCTCAATCTCGGATAGCGAAACGGCATGCGGACATCCCACTAAAGCCCCCGTGGGGGTTGAGCGTTATAGCGTTATGCCTGGATAATCAAGATTTAATCCGTTATTTGATATACGAACATGTTCGCTTTGTTTATTAACTGTCAATGACCACGTTTTACTATGGCGAGAGGAAAGAACGACCTAATTTTA